AAACAAAGACCAAAAAAGGCGTGGAATACTCGCTCCATCAGTTTTAAAACCTTGTGGTACAATGCCTTTGTAATTTGGCAAAATAAACTCATAATCTTGTATCACTTCAAATCTATCTTTATCATAAGGTTTTACACAAACCCTTTTTAATTCTGTTTTAGTCATTGTTTTCCTTTTTTTTAAAAATACTTCTTAATTCATCATTTCTTATTTGAGTAAGCTTAACAAGTCTTTCATCCATTCTCATAAGATCTGTTTCTATAGCTTCTAGCTTGTTATTGGTTTTTGAGCAATGTGTTTCTATAAATTTAACCAAACTATCGCTACTTGCTCTGGATACTGCAATTTGTTCTCTAATAAGAACATTAGTATTTTTGGTTTCACTTATAAGTTCTTTTGTTCTTTCCCCAGCTTCTTTATGTAAAGTTTTATATAAATGCCATGCAATCCCAGCTAAGACAAAAACCATCAATCCTAATAATGCAGATCCACTTAAAGAACCGAGTATAGCACCTTCTTTTATTATATTTTCAGTACTCATTTTTCACTCTCCCATGCAATTAAATTTAATTCTTCTAAAGATGTCGCATTTTTCACTTTATTTCTTAGTTCATCATTTTTAAAAATAATACTTTCAGTATATTTAGCGATACCAACCCCAAATTCCAAAAATTCTTCTTTGTTAAATGTAGTGATTTTATTATCTTTATCAATCCAAGCAATATTTTCCAAAGGAGTATTATTGAGATTTGCTAACATTATCTCGCTAACTTTTCCGCTAATATTAATTTTTGCTTCCGTGTCAATTTGAAATATAGTATTTTTAAAAGGCATAAACAAAAGCTTTTCTTCTTTTATAGCTTTTAGTTCTTCTAATTTTAATTCTTTTAACTCTTCTAATGCTTTTTCTTTAATCTCATAAGAAATAATATAAAGATTATTTTCTTCATCATAAGTTTGAATTTGGCGAAGTTCTTCAATTTTTTCATTAAAACTTGGGATTTCTTCTTCTTTAACTTTAGCAAAACCAAGCTCTTTTAAAAGCTTATCATCGCAAGCACTTAAAAAATAAGTATCTTGTGCATCAATTTCACCTTCTTCGTTTTGTATTTTTACATCTTTTAAAAAAATATCATCATATTTTAAACTTTTATTTTTTAAATCATAAAACATATTTATCCTTTCTTAATTCCAGTATAATGTTAAATTTGCTCTTGGGTTTAATCTATTCCCATCATTTAAGTTCCAACCAGCACTTGCATTTGCACTACCACTTTGATAAGAACTTAGCATTATTTGTAAGTTATTTATATTTCCAAAATTGAATTTTTTCTCTACTTTGATTTTTGCATTAGCAGTGTAATATTTACTTAAAGCATGCAATTCTACACTAGAGTTAAAATTGTTCCATGTGATATGCAAAGTATTTGCAGAAGTTTTATTAGACATATTTCCAGTCGTCCAAACTTCGCCTAACATAACCACTTCTTTATTATTAATATTTGATGGCAATACCACTGCTTGTTTATAAATCATGTCTAGCTTTAACATATAATTATAATTTGCAACCGAGCCTCCTAAAGATGGAGGTAAATTTAGTGCTATGCCATTATTAGAAAGAAGGAGGCAGTTCATTTTAAGTCCTTACTAATCTTACATTATTCGAAGCTATGCAAAAATAAGCAAAAGTTTCAGTGCCACTAAATCCACTTTGAGCTATTCTAAATTTAAAAGGGGCATTAAAAGCTACTACATTTTGACAATTATTTATAGTTATTGTTCCGCTTTTTCCTACTCCTCCAAAATTAGCTATTCCTATGCTTGTTCTTGCATTTGCTGTTAAAATAAAATGTTGAGCTTGTCTTAAATCTAGATTTATACTGCCAGTTGTGCCAAGATTTTTAATTCCACCACCATAATCTACATACCATTTTCTAGTTAAGTGATTATCATTTGTTGGATCGATTGGAGAAGTTAATGCCTTATTAAAAGTATTTGTGCCATTAAATATATTATCTCCATTTAAATTTGCTTTTGTATTTAAAGCGGCATCTACATAGATTTTATTTGTTAAATGGTTATCATTAGTTGGATCTACTTTTACTAAAATAGGATTAGCAAAAGTTTTATTTCCATTTATCTCTTCATCGCCATTTAAACTTACTTTTGTATCTATAAGTGCTTCTAAAGTTTTAATAGTTATATCTAATACTTTTTGTGTAATTAGCTTTTTATCTTTTTCATTTTGCTCTAACTCATTGTTTTTGTCCTCTAAGTTTTGATTAGCTTCTTCAAGTTCTTTTTCAATTTCCTCTTTTTTGTTAATTAATTCACCAGCAATCTCTTTTTCAAGCTCAGCAATTTGATTTTCAAGTTCTTCTTTTCTCTCTTCAAGTTCGCTTGTATCAGCAGGTGGTTCTTGACTTAAAGCCTCATCGATTTGATTTTTAATTTCCTTTAATTCCTCATTTTTTTGCTTTAATTCATCATTATTATTTAAAGCTTCTTCAATTTGCTTTTTTATCTCTTCAAGCTCTTGTTCTTTATCTTTTATACCTTGCTCTATATTTGCAATTTCATCTTTAATTCCATCATCTTTACTATCATCTTTCTCATTAAGCAAAGAAAGAAGATATTCAACATTAGCCTTAACACCACTTATATCATAGATTCTTGCTTGATTGTCAATCTCATCTATGCACTCACCTTTTTTAGTTTCAAGCTCATTAAGTCCTTGTTCTTTTGTTTGGATTATTTCATTAAGGCTTTGCTCTTTTGTTTCATTTATTTTATTGAGTCCGTTTTCTTTTGCGCTCACAAGCTCATTTAAAAAATCTTGCTTATTCTCGTTTAAACTATGCAATTTTTCATTAAAAATAATACTAAACTCATTTTTCTTTGCTTGATAATTCGCATTAAAAATATGATTTAAGTTGTCAATCATAACTTTAGAAGTATCTACAAGAGTAGTAAATTCTTTCTTTTGAGTTTCAAAAACCTCTGTGACTTCATTTCTTTCATCACTTAAACCTTTGAGCATTTCTTCCATTTGTTTTATTGTTTCTTCAGCTAAAACTTTTAATTCTGTTTCATAAATTAACTTATCATTACCTAGTTCTTTTTTAGCAACTTCAGCTAACCTACCTAAATCTTCATTAGCTATCAAAGCTCTTTGATTAAACCTATCATAACTTTGCTCAAAATGTATTTTATACCCTTCACATTTTGCTGTAAGTTCATCAAATTTAACTAAAGCTTCATTTTTTACTTCATTTAATTTTTTTAATATTTCATTTTGTTTATCATTTAAAGAAGAGTAGATACTTTCAGACTGTGATTTTAAATCTCGTTCTAAATTTTCTATTTTACTTTTAAAATCTTTTATAATTTGGGAATAAGATGTTATATCATTTTCAAATTCTTTATATAAAGCTATAACTTCTCTTAAATCTTCTATATTTTGCTTGCTTTCTAAAAGTAGTTCATATGCACTAGCTATTTCTTTATATTTAACTCCAATATCAAATTTAATTTCTTCTAGCTTTTTAACACTATCTATCATTTCTTGATTTAATCTTTGGTTTTCAAAGAATATAGTGTTAATTTTATTTTTTATAATTTCGCTTGCTTCACTTACTACTAATTTTGCTTCATTTGCTAAATCTTTTACTTCTTTTTTAATACTTATTAATTCAGGTTTTATTTCTTTTAATTCATCAACATTTAAATGTAAGCTATCTACAATTTCTAAAGCATGATTAAGTTCACTTAAAATTTCATCTTTAATTTTTGTGTTCAAATCAAAATATTCTTTTACAAAATCTTTATTTTGTTTAATTTCATTAATATAATTATCTAAATTAAATTTTATTTCTTCATATTTCTGTATATCTTTTTTTAAATTCTCAAACTCTTCTGTATTATTTTCTAAAAAATCTTTAATGTTTTGTATTTCTTGTTTATTTAAAGAAAAATCTTCATACGCTTCTTTAATATAATCAAATTTTGCATTTACATTGTTGTATTTTTCACTTATATTTGAATATTTTTTATTAATATCATCATATTTGCTTAAAATATCATCATTTTTATCTACAATATCATTTTTAAATTTTAAACATTCATTTTTTAAAGATTCGCAAGCTTGTTTTAAGCCTACAACTTCATCAAGTCTTGTATTGTCTATTGCTTCTGAAATGCTGTTTATTCTAGCTAAAACTTGATTTATGATTTCAAGTTTTTCTCTACCTGTTTTTAATTCATTTAAGCTTGTTCCCATTTTTAACCTTCATAATAATCACTATCTTTAATTCTCTTTTCACAAAAGAAAAGCAGATCATCCATGGCTAAAAGCCATTTTTTATCATCTAAATAAGCTATAAAATCAGCACTATTTATACTTTGCACATAGTCTTTATAACTCAAAGCTCTATTAAATTTTTTTGTGAAATTACAATTACAACCATGTTCTTTCATCATCAAGCTCCTTGCCATCATTAGCTATATACTCATAAATTATCTTGTCACATAATGCCAGAAAGTCTTTTTCTTCGCATCTTGTAATCAAATAACAAACATAATTAATCACAGCAAAACTAAGTGTTTCATCTATCATTAAATGTTCTTTTTCATTGTCAAAATCAGGCTCATCAGGAATAATCAAAAAATGATTATTTCTAACTTGCCTAAAAACTTTTTCGCCTTGCTCTACATTTTTTAAAAGAACGCTAGGAACACATTTTGATGAAATATAATAAAATGCTTCCATAAAATAGGCTTTCAAAACTTCATCATCTTCTATCATTTTGTAAGAATTTTTAACTTTAGCGATAATGAGTTTTTTAGCCGTAGCACAAAGCATTATGCACCTTTTGCTGCTTTTAAAACCGCTTTAGCCTTTGCATTATTTCCGCTAGTTAATCCCACTCCTATAGCAAAAGCATCAGCATTTCTTACTTCTAAAGTGCTTTGCGTATAAAATCTTTTTGCTTTTGCAGTAATATCAGTTGGAACATCTTCAATCATAGTAGGAATATAAAGCCCATGTTTCATATACTCAAAATCTCCAGCAATTAAAACATCGCCCAAACCATATTTAGGGCTTAATAATCTATGCATATGGAAATTTACCGTTCCAAAATCTGTTTCAAGGCTTACTACTTGTCCTGCTAGTTTTGTTTCATTGCCTAAAATTCTTGTAGCAAATTTGTTAATAGCTCCTTTTAAGTCAGCTCCTAAAAAGACATCTTTAGGCGTAACTCCGCTATTCCAAATGGTTTGCAAAATTTGATTAAGTTTATCTTCTGTTAGTTCTGTTGCAGTTCCGCTCCAATCTCCTGTTTCATCAAAAGCTAATACATTTCCACGCTTTCCATCAGCAAAGCTATCTTTTCCTTTAGCGATATAATGAAAAAGTCCAGCCATTTCTCCACTTGTTGCTTCTTGTGCTTGAACATAATCTTTGAAAACTGATTTTTTTACATCACTATCTCTGCCTAGACCAAATAAAGCATATTCCATATCCATTTTATGTTCTTTGGTTTTTTTGCCTATTTGATACTCCATTTCATTGCCACCATATTGATTTGCTTTTAACAAAGCTTTTGATACCATGGCTTCGGTAATGAATATTTGAGTAGCATTTGTAGTTTTTTGAGCTGTGTTTTTTGTTTCACCTACAAATTTACTTAACTCTAAATTTGCATTCTTTTTTGGTTCTTCAAAAGTATCAGTAATCCAACTATGAGTTAAAGGATTTGTAACCTTTGAAGTACCTATTTTATTTAAAATTGGTGTTTCAGTAGCTCCAATTTTAATAATCGTTTCATATATTGATTGTTTTAACTTAACATTTTCAGTTGCGGGTGAGGTATGTCCCATTGAAGGTAAAGCCATTTTTGAATTCTCCTTAGTTTAGTTTTAAGGATTTTTCCAAAAATAGCTATTTCAAATATAGTGTGTTTTGAAATAAATTAGATATTTTTAAAAACAAGACAAATTAAAACTAATTTATTTTTGTTTTTAGTTTTGTTTATTAGAATTTTGATTAAGAACTTAAGGGTAGGATCTCGACCTTTGTAAAAGCAAGAGAGAACTACCTTCTGGCTTTTTCTCTTAAATCTTTTCATATGCAGTCACAATCCTATTATCTCCCTTCCAATTATCTTTTATATTTTAAAAAATAATTACATGAATTTATGCTATAATTGATAAAAGGTTGGTTAGTAAATTGTCCGAGCTAACCGCAAAAAAACAATCGGTGAAAGTGTTGTTTTTATCCTTTGTATCTTTCAAAAGCTGTAATTATAAAAGTTCTTTTATTTCCTTTATATTCACTGCTTAAACCTATAATATAATTTTTATATTCTATTCTATATCTTATGTTGTTTTGGTTATTTAATTTCCCCTTATCGACAATATCGCTAATTAATTTCAAGTCCAACTCAGGATGCTTATCAATAATATGAGCTAAACCATAACCTTTATGTTTTATCTTATCTGTTACCTCTCCCCAAACCAAATCAATATCCCCTAAATCTTTTCTATGAAAAGCACCTGCTACCTGTCCTTGTTTTTCAATGAGTAGTTTTTGTAAAGCACCTTTTCCATCGTGATAATATTCTGTATAATTTTCGCCAAATTCTTTTAAAGGTTGTATGTTTAATTCTTTTTCTATTTTACCCCTTAAATCACTTGGAATATCTTTTTTTACCCCTTTATTTGTGCTTTCTTTAGCATTGACTATCATCTGTCTAGTTAGGTTGTATTCAATAGTATTTAAATTCATCTTATCTAAAAAATCAAGTTTATTGTCTTTATTTTCTTTTAGAAAATTATCATATCTTTTTAGAATATCTTCTCTAGCTTTTTTATCATCTTGTATTTTTTCATCAAGTCTTTGTTTTACGCTTTTTTTATTTTTAATATTCTCATTTAACTTTTTTATTATATTTTTTTCATCAGACAAATTATCAATTGCTTTATTTAAAAGTTCTTGATATTTTATACTATTTGTAATGTTTATATTAAGCATTTGATTTAAAACATCATAATTACTTAGTTTTATATTATTAAACAAAGAAAAACTATCATTATCATAAATAAATTCTATAGCTTTTTTAATCTTATTACCAAAAGCTTCGCTAGGATTTGTAAGAGTGTCATTGTATTTAATGATAAAACCTAAAATATCAGCTTGTAAATCTTTATTGCTTGATATAAATTCTTTTTCAAAATTTAAACTTGGTTCTGTATATTTTTTAATAATATCATAGAGCTCATTATTATTTTTATAAACATTACTTTGGTTTATGCTTTCAATAGCTCTTTTAAAAAGAGAAAAAAAGTTATTTCCATTATCTTTGAATACTTTATTTTTATTAAGAGCTTGTTTTAAATGTAATAAATTTAAGGCATTATCATTAAGTATTTTACTAAATTCAGTATCTCCCCCACTTCTTCTTTCCCACGAGAGTAAAGCGTCATTAATATTGGGCATTAAATGATCTAACAAAGCTCTTTTACTTTCTAAAATATCTCTTGAACCTAAAAAATTCATTAGTTCTTTTTCTGTATTAATTTTTGAATTTTCTATTTTTAAAAGTTTTTCTTTATATTTAGCTCCTAAAGCTTGAAGCTTTTCACTCTCATCGCTCAATCTACCATCATTTGAAAGTTTTGAAAGTCTTATAATTGTATCATCATCATTTTTATCTAAAATTCTTACTATCATAGCTTTATTTTCATCAAAACCTTTAAATACATCTTCTCCATAAACCCTTTTAGCTTGTTTGATATATCTTGCTAAGTTTTCTCCTTTTAAATCTCTTATAGCGGTGGTTCTATGATTTCCAGCAATAACAAGTCCGTCCTTAGTTATGGTTGGTATTCCATCAAAATTTGAACTTTCTTTAAAATGCTCCCTTTCATTAAAAGAATTTCTTATATCGCTAATTGTGGAATTAGAATGTTTATTTCTAAATTGCGATAAACTTCTTGTCAAAGAAGGTTTTAAATCGTCTTTATTGACAACCGCATAACTTACATCTTCATCTACATTAAGTAAATCATCTAAAATATAACCTCTTTTTAACTCTTTATACTTGATTTCTTGAGGTTTGCTTTCTTTATATTTTTCAAGACTTTTTTCTAGTTTTTTTATGTCTAGAAAATCTCCAAAATTATATTTAAAAAAAATCTTTTTATTCTCGCTTTTATCTATAAAGTCTTTATAATGTTTTAAATAAAAATTTCTATTGTATTTTTCTAAGCTTTCTTTATGTTTAGCTTGGGTAGAATGTTTATCAGAGAACGACACTTGATTTGTCTCTGAAGATGCCCTAGATGTCGGTAAGGCTCTCGCATTATTATAGTACACTACCTCAGCATTCTTAATTTTATTTCTTATATTATTTTGTTTCTTTGGTGAATTGCTAATTATAGTCAAGTGCGTTTCATAGTCTTTGCCTATACTTGTAAAATAAGTTTGATTATCTATATTTTTAATAAAAATAAAATCATCTTTATCTTTTAAGATTGCCTGTGGGCTTTCTAAAGTTTCTTTGATATGTGGTATGTATTTAATTCTATCTTTTTCAATCAGCTTTAGTAAACTTCCTTTTGTAAGTTTTATTTCTCTATCTTTTAAAGCTATCTTTGCTTCTTTTGGTATATTAGGGATATATTCATCGTCGATATTTTTAAGATTGAAAGTTTTCATCCATTCATTTCTAACATCTTTATTTATAGTATACTCTTTGCCATTTTTGCCTATAAATCTTAAAGAATTATCTTTAGGATCAGCCTTATCCATGAAGAAGTTGTCGCCTTTGATAACACCTTCTTTTATTAGTGCATCTTTTAATATTTTATTTTGTTCTTTATCTACTTTAATATAATTATCCAAAGCATCTTTAAAAATTCTACTTTGTTCTTGATCTGCTATTTTTATGTTTTTAAGATTAGATATAACTTCTTTATTGGTTTTAGCAAGTTTTATAGCATCTAGTATTTGATTTCTTAATGCTTGTTCTTTTGCACTTTTCATAAAAGGAGCTAAAGCGTGTAATCTAGCAAAAATACCACTTATTAATATTCTATCAAAAACACCATGTATTGTTGTAGCTATTGAAGAGTTTGTCTTTTTACCACTACTGGCTAAAGCTGTCATTATCAAATCTCTATTATTGTTATATATCAAAGCGTATGTATTAATAACATCTTTAGCATCTTTTATTTTTTTGCTTGAAAAATTGACATCTTCTAAATCTTTTGCTAAGGATTTAAAATCATACCCCACACCTTCGATCCTATGTTTTTCTAATAAAGAATTCATCACATGAGTTTCATTAGCTAATCTTTCTTGTTCATTCATTCCTTTAAAAGCATTTTCTAAATTCTTATCTTCATTTATATTTCTAAGCCCTTTAACCAATCTATCGGTCAGCCCTTCTTTTGTTTCTTGAGGTTTCATCATGCCTAAATAACTTTCTTTAAAATTTTCCTTTAAAGCAAAATTTTTATTTGCATTATCTAGTATTTCTTTTGCTAATACCTTATTGCTAGCATTTCTTATCAACGCATCATCTAAAATTTCTTTTACTATTCCATAAGCTTGTTTTGTATTATATGTTTTATTTCCTGTGTTTAATTGCTTATTTATAGCTGTTCTTAATCCAAAGATTTGCTCCGCACTTACTTCTTTTCCTTTTATTTCATCTAAATAGCTTTGTATGTTATTTTTTACATCTTGCTCTAAAAAATTATTATTTTTAAAATTTTCAAGCTTTGCTAAATCTTCACTAGTTAATACTATGTTTCCATTATTAAGCTCATCTAATTTACTTATAGCACTGCCATACTCTTGGTTTATTCTATTCTCATAAGCGTGATTATCTTTTTGCCAAGCCTTATAATCAAACTCACCATTTAAACCTGTTTTGTTTTTAAATACTTCATCTTGTCCTTTAATCATATTTAAAAAAGAAATACTAGCATCCTTATCAGCCTTTAAAACATCATCTAAAAAACTTCCTATTTCTGGATAAGCTTGTGCTGCTTTTAATAATACTTCTCTTCTTTGTGTAGTAGGAACTCCTTGTAAACTATTAGAAATATTTTTTAAAATAGCACTTGTCCTTTTAGCGCTATCTTGTATAAATTGTGGATTATTTTTATTAAGTCCTTGCTCTACAATGTTTTTTAATATTTCTATTGTAGGTTTTCCATTTTCTAGGTATGTTGGATTTTCTTTTGCTATAAGTTCATCTATTTGTTTTTTATTCTCTACATTTTTTGTAAGATTATTAAAAATTGTTTCTGCATTTTGCAAACCACCATCTGTAAATTTACCCACCACAGGTATATCTGTTTTACTTATTTTATCTATAACCCTATTACCTAAATTACCACCTTTTACAGCCATGCCATCTATCATATCTTTACCAGCTTGTGCACCTGTTTTTGCCATATTATAGGTATTTTTTAAAGCTCTTGCTCCTTTGGCAACTCCTGCAAAAGCCGCATCTCCTATTAAAGAAAGTCCTGCATTTTCGCCCATAAGCATAATGGCCTCTTTTAAATTCATATCTTGATTTGTATCTTTTGTATTTCCGTAGTAATCATATCCTGCCCCTAAAGATGCACCTAATGCACCACCTGCAACCATACCAACTCCGCCGCCTAGCATTGTACCGCCAATTGCACCTGCTGTTCCTAAAGCCATACTAGCACCATTATCTCTTAATCCACGATATAAATCACCCATTGTGCTACCTTGCACTTTAGAATAATTTCCGTTATTATCTTGCACCCAATAAGATCCATCATCATCTTGCAATAATCTTCCACGCCCTGATTTTTGCAACTCATCGCCTAAATCTCTCATAAACTGATTACTTTTTCTTGCTACTTCATTATCATCAGCAAAAATAGGTTTAGAGGCATTAAATTTAGATTGCTTATCTAAAATATAATTACTTAAATCATCAGCATTCATGGATGGATTTTTATTATAATCATATAAATCCCTTTTATATTCACTAATATTGCCCATAGGATTTGTTAAATTTTGGTCTTTGAAATTATATTTTTCATATTCTTTAGCATATTTATCTTTATTTTTATAAAAATCATTTATTACTTCATTTTTTAAATTTGATAAATATTCACTTGTATTTTGATTTTCACTTTGACTTGCTCCATCTTGCAAAAATGAAATAATGTTATTTTCTTGTGGTTTTTCTAATAAAAATTCTCTTATATTCATTATATTAATCCTTGTTTTTTTAATTCTTCTACACTAACTTGCATTTTTCTACCTGCTTGATTAACTAATATTACATTGCCATTAGCATCAGGCTCTGATATTTGAGCATTAATTCCATTAAAACTAACGCTATGTAATTTTGGTGTATTTTGATTTTGCACTTCTAATATATTTTTGGCTAAATCGTTTTGTATATTTTGATTAGTTGTTGAATTATCTATAATTACTGCATTTTTACTAGGTTTTGAGTATTTTTCATCCCAATAAAAAGCTTTTACCTTTGGAGCATAATTATTATAAAAATCCATATTATTTTTATAATCTTCTATAGCACTTTGTTTCTCAATATTTGTTTTTGCGTTTCCTAGTCTTTCTGCTAATTCCATTTTAAAAGAGTTTGGAGCTTCTGCTAACCATTCTCCTGCTAATGCTTGAGCTACCCTTTGATTATTTGCTTCCATAGTATAACCATTAATAGGGAAATTGGCTTGTATATTCTCTAAATTCCATTTAGCATTTTTACCACCTCTTAATAAATCACTTTGCATTCTTTTTAAGAATAAATCACTTGCATCATTTAAATCTGTGCTTTGACTTCCCCATCCACCAAAACCACGCTCTATAGCTCCATTCCAAAAACCATGGGTTGTATCATATGTTTTACCTTGTTTACTTGCTAAATCTAAAAACTGAGCGTCTGCTTTATATCTTGTATTGTTTTGTAAATTTGCATTGTTTTGACTATCTAAACCTTGACTATTACTAAGAACTCCATTTAATAAATCTTGCTCTTTTTGTTTTGCATTTATCTCATTTTGCAATTTTTGTAGTTCTAATAATCCTTTTTGATAATTTAAATCCTTGTAAGCCTTATTAGCATTTATTGCTTGCTGTCTTAAAGCATTTTGCATGGCATATTGTCTAGCTCTTTGATTATAATTCATTAGCCATTGCTGATCTGCTATATTTGCTCTTTCCTTTTGATAATCAAAATTTCTCTCATTTTGCAAAAGCTGATTATTTTGCATAGCCTGATTAAATTCCATTTGTTGCTTTCTTAAATCTTGCTCTTGTTGGAATTGACTTGCCTTAACCTTATCATCATAACTCTTACTCATGATATCATACAAAACACCGCCTACTTTTCCTGCGTTTTGTATAACGCCTGTATCAGGATTAAATACTACTCTTTGTGGGTTATAAAATGCCATTTTGTTTCCTTTATTCTTTCTTTTAAAATAAAGGATTTAAGGAAGTTTGTGTATAATTTTAAAAGGTGTGGTGCTAAGGGTCGCCACCCTTAGCACTAAATTACCACCTAGAAAGGCGGTGAAATAAGATGCTACAAATCTTAATAGTTATTATACTACTTTGTATTATTGTTGTCAATGCAAATTAACAATCAATAAACAAAGCCCCTTATTCAAGGGGTTAAGATTTACCCTTTAAACAAACTCCTTAAATCCAAATCTATTTAATTACTCCAAACATTTTGAAGTTTATTTTCCATATTTTTTCTTCTGTTTAACTCTTCATTAGCTAGATATTTATTAAAGTTATAAGCATCTTTTTGTAGCTCATAATTCTTTTGTGCCATCTTTTGCTGATTATAAGCACCATATAAAGCACCAGCACCGCCTAAAACATTTCCTAATCTATCAAAATTAGTTACTTTATTTGCATCAGAACTTTTAAATAACCAATCTCCAAAATTACTAAAAGAATTTTTTAATCCATTTAAAAAACCACCACTGCTACTTGCTAAATTTGGAGTGAAATTGCTTGTTTTCATCAAAGTATCTGCAAAACTAGAGCCTAATCCTGTACCACCTTTTAAAGCTGTTATAAAATCCATAATTTCTCCTTTATACTAAACTTAATAATTCTTTGCCTAGATCTATCTCGCTAACTTCGCCTTTTTTTAACTTATCGTTAAAATCACTAGTTCTTACATTATTATTTGCACTTGATAAATCTTCAGCTTTTTTGGCATTATTTGATTTTCCTACCAAATTAAGTAAGGTTTTCCAGCTGTCAATATTACCTTCGCCTAAACCATTTAATTTTGTAGCAAGTTCTGCCATAGCCTTTAAATCCGCATCAGGATAGGCTTTTCTTAACTCGCTTTCTACTTGTGCGTATTTAGCGATTAGTGCATCTTGTTCTTCTTTGTCTTTTTGCTTTTTATCAAGCTCTTCAAGCCTTTTTAATTTCTCATCAAGTCCATCAAGTCCTAATTCTTTTAAATACTGCTCTCTTTGTAATTCTTGTTCGCTTGGCTCTTTTTTTGGATTTTTTAAAGATTCAAGCTCACCCATTAAAGCATTTAATTTGTTGTCATTTTCACTTTTATAAGCTTCAAACATCGCCTTATAATCAGGTTCATTCTCATTAGCAACCTGCGTAGGTTCATTATCTGCTACTTGCGTAGGTTCATCGCCATTATTAGCAACTTGTCCTTTATCATCATCTGTTATAACATTAATTAAATCTTTTAAAGCATCATTTTCCATCTTCTTCATCCTTTATTTTATTGATTAATATGTCCAAAAAAGCCATAGTATCTAAAGCTTTTAACCTTAACTCTTTCTCATCGTTATTTTTTGCTATATAAAAGCATTCGCTATATTTTGCTTTGATAAAATCTATTAATTTCTTTCCTCCTTTAGTTTTAGATATATCGCTTTTAATTTCAATATTAAGCATTAGTTTCTCCTTGCATTTGTGGATTAATATCTTCATTATTTTCAAAACCAAACAAGCTATTTACATTCTTTACTCCTAAAATTGGTAATAACTCTTTAGTAAGTTCTTTACTAGCATTTACAATCCCATAAGCAGAATTTGCATCACCTATACTCATATACATTTGATATAATTGTGAAAACACTTGCATACTAGCTTGAATTCCTGCTCTTCTAACTTCTTTATTCATGGCACCTGTGCCAGTTTGGATTTTAAATCTAAAACTAGGGATATCTTCTCTTTGATAACCATTGAAAAAACTATCTTCGCCATACTTAAAAACAAGCATTGCAAATCTATCAAATAAAGGCTCTATAAAGGTTTCATTATACTGTCTTATATAATCAGCACTTCTTCTTCCGCCTTCTTGTGCTTTGATACTTATTTCTGTTGCGGTTTCATTATTTGCTGTTTGAGCCCCATTGTTTTGGGGACTAATCCCTGTAACTTCTGTAAGTTCGCTTTCTAGAAGTTGCAAATTCATTCCTGCACTATTTACATTTGGCGGTGGTAATATCTGCACTCCTTTTGGATCATCTGCACTAATTGGCTTTCCCAAAGTTTCTATATCTTCTCTACTTATCCCCATTGATTTGGGTACGATTATTTTAGGCATAATGTGAGATCTAACCGCATCTATTAAAAGATTTCTAGTTATATTAATTTCATCTTGCAAAGGCATAGCAGAAGACATTATAGGCTCTCCATAAGCACTTATATAGTCTTCGTTATCTATCTTTTTAAGTTGTGGTAACATTGAACCCCAGACAAAAGGTTGACCATCTTGTAAAGCAACTTCATTTCTAAGTAAATTATTTTCAAATAAAGTAGAAACCACCCACTCATCATCGTTTCTTCTTTCGTAAATATCATAAAGCTTTACTTTTTTATACTCATCATCTTCATCAAAAAGCTTTTCAATTTCAATTTTTTTATAAAAACCTAGCTTTTGTCTTTCAAGGATTTGATTATATGTTAAGTAAATTTCATTGACTATATATCCTACATCCTCGCTATTTAACGCATTTGGATCAAAATAAATACTATCAATATCCACTCTTTCAATGCGTGGCATTCCTTTATGCCAAGTAACCTTAGCGATACTCGTTCCCACAAGTAAAACATCTAAGAAAAGCGGTTGAAAAATCTTAAACATATTTATTTTACCGCTGTAAAAATCAATAGCATTTTGCCATAGCTCTATAATCGTATCATCGCTATTAATGTAAGTTTCGATATCTGCCATTCTCTCACTATTGAAATATACATCATTTAAGCTAGTTATGAGATATTTTACTTTTGCATTGATCTTTGGTATGTAAATGCTTGATTTATTTCTTTTTCTTAATTTTTGCATTACTTTATTTTCAAGTAAATAAGCATCTTGCAACTCTTTAAAATGAGCTTTGTAATTCTCATATCCGCTTTTGCTTTCGCTAATTAACTGCGTTAAAAACGACACTCTTTCATCATTAGTTCTTTTTGCTTTCATTCATAATTCTCCATATTGTTGTTTTGCTTAAATTAGTTATTTTTAAAATATCTTTTTCATTCACTCCTTTTTCAAATAAAAACTCTGCAAATTCTCTTTTAAATTTCTTTTTAGAAATATTATTAAATCCTGATACAAGTTCTAAAAACTCATTAGCCAAGCTTGACTTTATTGCATCATCACTTAAGTTTGAAATCTTTTTAATCTTATTTGCATCAATTGCATCATAAACCATTAAAAACTCACCAGCCATCATAACTCCAATCTTCATTAGTATTGTTTCTACTGTATAGTTTTTCAAAAAAGGTTAATGCAACCGCATCGCTAACATCAGGACTTTTGCCATAATTCTTTTTTAAATACTCTTTTGAGACTATCTTTAAAAGCCCCTTGTCGCTATATTCATACTCAATCATTCTCATATCTTTTTTTAATTCTTCATCTTTAAAAAGCTCCATATGTTTTAAATTTTTGGCAAAAGTAAAATACATTTGTGCTCTTTTATTTAAGTATTCATTACTTGTTGCAGAATTTGCAGAATTTGCCTCTAATACAGGCAAACCATAATTTAATAAAACATCATATACACCTACACCAAGTCCGCAAGTATCTATAAAAATTCCTTTAGGCTTATCTTCACTTTGGTTATATTCGGCTAGTATTTTGTTTGAAAGCTCAATAGTTCCAAGTTGTGAGTATTTTTTAATCTCATCAATTACAAAACCTTTTCTTTTTGCAAGAACACTCTTATCATCTCCATATCTTGCTACATCAAGCCCCCAAATATTCTCTCCTTGCATTTTTTCAATACTAAAAGAGTTCTTGCTCATCGCATTTTCAATTTCACTTAGAGAAAATAATTCAGCACTCGAGCTATCTATAAACTCGCCATAAATTTCTTGCTTGACAACTTCACTACCTTCTCCGCCTACTTCTTCAATTAATTCTTTAATTTGCTCTTCTTTTAAAAATGGATTATCATAACTTGAGAATTGAAAATGTTTCCAATTTTTATCGCTGAGTTCTTTTCTGCAAAGTTCATAAAATAGATTTTTTCCTTTAGGAACTCCACCGATAATCGCTCTTGATTTAGGATTATCAAGCAACATAGGGCGTATGGCGTTATACCAAAGATATTCTCCTTTGCTGCCTTTTAAAATAATTCCTGCTTCGTTTAAAATAACAAGGTCATATCCAAAACCTTCGATATTTTCACTTCTTTCAGCACTTCTCATATGAAGCACTGCTCCATTAATAATTAGTTTCTTATCTTGCACACTCCATGAGTAAAAATCTTTTGGCAAGTTTTTTAACTCAGGTGTAAAATATAACTCGTAATAATTTTGTAAATTTGCTTGTATGGTATCCACCCATAAAACATTTTGTCCTAAAAGCAAGTTTTCGATAACAAACTTAGCACTTCCCCTTGTAAAACCAAGTCTTCTGCCCTTTGCTACAGTTATAAAGCGTGGATTTTTATCATCAAAAACTTTAAGTTGTGCCGGAGTGTAAGAAAAATCGATTTTTAATTTCATTTGATTTCACTTCTTATAATTTCAATTTTTTGAACGTTATCGCTAACTACTTCTTGTTTATCCACGTAGCCATGTTGATTTTTTAGCAAGAACATACTAACGCTAGGAGTATAAGTGCCGATTAAGGAATGGTTTAAAATATCCATTTCACATTTTTGCTTAGCTTGAGATACAATTTCTCCAAAATCCTTATCCTTCTCCCACTCGCCTAAAGTTTGTATTGTAATTCCTAAATACACAGCTAATCCCACTTTTGTTTTAGGTGCAAAAATAATACTCTCCTTAGTTTCTTTTAAGACAACTCTTTCATTAAAATAACTCTCTATTTTTGAAACAAGCTCTTCTTTTGTCATACTTTTGCCATTTGTCATCATTCTAGCCATCAAGCCACCCCTTCTTTAAAATTAAATTCTTTGATTTCTAAGTCTAAAAAAGATTTTTTAAAACTAATAATCTCATAATCGCCTTTTAAAACATTCTTATCGTTTTCAAATAACGCATCTAACACGCATTTTACGATATTGTCCCCATCGCCATGCCTTTTGCTGTTAAATCCTATTTTTAAAGAAAACTCATATTTCTTTTGCTTATCAAAGGCTTGAAAACAGCTAATATTATTTTGTCTTCTAAACTCCATTTGCAAGAGTTTTTTAAAATCTAAATATTTAAGATAATCTTTACATGCAAATTTAGATCTTTGCGTGGTTCTTTTATAAGGAACTGGGTTGCTTTTTAAATCAATTTTTAAAATATACTTTTCCATTTCAGACTTTCTTAAATTTAGCTTATATTTTTAAAAGCCATTTTGACTTTTACTTTCTTTTGAAATTCTTCTTGATTCTCCTTAAAAAATTTTTTCTGTACCTTCTTAAAGTTATTATATTCTTCTTCATGGCTTAAAGATGTATATCCTTTTATCTTATAAGAAGTATTTATATATATATCTTTTCCTATGCGCTCTTGATTTTTAAATATAAAATCTATTAAAGCGTGTTTAAATTCGTTATTTTTTAGCATTTCTCCATCTTCGTAGGTTAATTCTCCAAAATTATTTAGACAAACCAACATATTAATTGATTTTGCTAATCGTTTAAAAAGGTTGCCCTGTCCATCATAACAAACATATGAGTATTTAAAATCACTTTCAAGCAATCTAAAAAATGGACTATTTTTATATTTATTTTTTAACCATTCTAAAAAAATTTCTTTGTCTTCAAAACGCTTTTTAAACTCGATTTCAGCTCTTTTGCAAACTCTTCTTAATTTCTCATAGGTTGTCCCTACGATATTCTCTCTTTCTAAAGTTTCGAAATAAAAATATAAGAAAGCATGAATATCCTTTGCATCTTGCAAATATCTACCTACTATATCAGTTGCTTGAGCCTTATTAATTTCCAATAAGTCCATTAAAATTTGTATTTTTTCTTGCATTTTTTACTCCTTAAAAGCATCCTAAGAGCTTGTTTTTGTTCTCATCTTTCATTCCGTAATACTCCATCAAGCTATCAACCACACTAGGATTGGCTTCTTTTTTTCTGTTAAAACGCTGATTTTTTCTTGCTTCATTTTCTTTAGCGTATTTAAGCCATGTATAAAGACTTCCTGCCACACTTGACATTCTTTTTCCATTTCTTTTCCATTCCCTAGCATCCCAATAGCCTATAAAATCATTAGCCAACTCTTCACCAAAGTTTGTGCCATTTTTCTCATTAAAAGCTATTATTTGTCTCATGAGTTCATTTGCATTTGGGACTTTAAACTCTTTTTTTGCCATTTTCTCTAACTCCTTTTTGCTAAAATCAATAAAGCTCGTCACAAAAGAGGCGTTTTGATTAGAAACGCGTTCTTTCTTTTCTTGATTATTTTTTAAATTTTCTAAATTCTCTTTTTTTATAAATTTATTATTATTGATATTTATATTATTTATAAATTTATTATCACGTGCGTGCGTGTGTGTTTCTATATAATGCAAATTCTCTTTTTTTTCGTTTTCAGTAGTTAATTTTCTGTCGATTGATGAAGTGTTATTTTTAAGAGTTTTGCTTAGCTTTTCATCACTGTTTTTAAGCAAAGATAAAGATTTGTTAAAATGCTTTTTAACTTGATAATTTTCATCTTTTAAAATCCACTCATAAAAATTTAAAGAGCCATTTCTAACCTTTTTAATTTCTAAAAGTCTGAGTTCAATTAATTCTTTTTTAGCAATTCTTAGTCTATTTAAACTAATTCTTTGATTATTTTTAACTTTTATAAACTCTCTTAGATAGATTTCACTTATAATCGTTTTTTCACTGAGCTTTGCCAATTGAATATATAATACTAAAGCATCAACGCTAAGACCGCCGTAAGCTATAGTATTTGATAATTTTAAATAGCCTTTTCTCTCTCTTAGGCTTTTACGCCCCAAAGCCACATCAAAACTTGCTATAAAACTTGGTATCATTTTTTAAATCCTTGTAATTCTTTAATTTGCTTATCCAAATTTAAATCTATAATTTCTATGATTTTTTCTAATCTATTGTTTACAAATTCGCTTTTAACAGCTTTTTCACCTATATAAGCACCAGCCATCAAATAAGCGGTTTCTTTACTCGGAATAAGAATTGCAGTAGATCCTGTTATTATGCTAATAGGAATAAAAATTTTCATTCCTTTTTTTGCTATATTTACAAATTTTTCATTGCTTTCAAATTTGCAAATATAGTAGAGAATAATTGCAAAAATACCACAAGCAAGACTCAAAACGCCTGCAGTAAAGAATGCTCTATTAATATCATCAAGTATCGATGCTATGTAAATCAAAAAAACTAATTTCATAAAAAAAACCTTTTAAAAAATCCTATTTTTCTTTGCTCTTTGCGATATTCTTTTACAAGTAGTTCTATATTATTTTTTTCTTCGCTTTTCTCTAAAAAATTAAATAATTCATAATCTAAAAATATTGTTCCATTTTTAAAAATAGAACCCTTTCTTTTTGATAAAAGCCTTTTAACCTCAAGGCTGGTATTTACTGCGAGTTTTTGCATTAAGTTATCTATTTCATCTAATATCATAACTGTTTTTGAATTTTGTTTTACTCCAAAAGTATAATGATAATCCAACTCTTTGCTTTTAAATATTTCAAAACCCTGTATATAATTCACTCCATTAAAAATTTTAAGAACAATAAATTCTTGCTCAGCATAAACACTAAAACTTTTAATTGTATGTGGTCTGATAAAAGAAGAGTTGATTTTAATCACTTTCATTCTCTATCCTTTCGCTTTCTCCTAAAAATTTAAGCAATTTATTCCTATTATTTTTACCCCAAATATTTGGAGGTATTTGATGTTTTTCCCAAAGTTCCCCAGCTATTTGAACTTTAATTCCTATTCTAGAGCTCAAAATACTTCCAACACCATCTTTACTATAATAATCAAGTAGTATTTTTTTTAATTTTTTTCTATTCATATTCTTACAATTCCTAAAAATATTTTTAAAAATGTAGCATAACTACTATAAAATTAAGTTTAAAAAATATGTAAATATACTACATATATTTTTTTAAATAGTCGATGTATAATTACTACAATTAATAAGGTGGATAAAAAATGGAAAAAAATAAAACATTTTATAAGCTTGATAAAGAATATTTATCACAAATTTTAAAAGAAAAAAAAATAAGCAGAGCAAAATTTGCACAGATGCTTTCAGAAAATGGATATGAAATCACTTTAGATGGAATAACTTATTGGTATAGAGGTGAAAACAATCAACCTGAAGATTACAAAAATATTATAACTATGGCAAAAGTTTTAGAAGTACCAGTTAGTAAACTTGCTCCAGTAAATGATAGTATAAAATCTTTTTTACAAGATGATAATCAAATAAATTTCAGATATTTTCCAGATATTTATGCAAGTGCAGGACTTGGAACATCATCTCAAAGCGAAGAAGTAAAAATTGTTTCCGTTGATGAAAATTTTCTAAAAGAAATTTTAGATATACCCATAAAGAAGAGTTATGATATTATAAAAATTAATGGCGATAGCATGGAACCTATTTTATCTAATGGAGATTTTATTATTATAGATAGAAGTAAAAATTCACTTGAGACTATTTCAAATGCAGATATTGTTATTTTTAGAAAAAATGATGATTTATTTTGCAAAAAAATTAAAAAAGAACCTTTTGAAGATTATATTTTTTTAGTTTCTGAAAATAAAAAATACGAAGATAAAAAAGTATATAATAGCGAATTTGAGCAATGCGAGATCTTAGGTGCTGTAGTATCAAAAATGGCTGTTGAAACCTTTAAAAATTTTATAGAAGTGGTGGGATGAATTTAAATAAAATAATAATCTATATAAAAAATCCTTTTACATTATCATATATTATAGGAATTTTTGTTCTTATTTTAAACGTTAAAATCAATAATTTGATTATAACAATTATGGGATATCTTTTATTGTTTATTCCAGCATTTATAGATTTATATAAAATTACCAAAAGAATTAATATTGTTAAAATATATAACTTATTAGTTTTTTTTGGAGTATATCTTGTAGCTGAATTTTGTTCAAGGTATATAATTTATACTACTATAAATTATATACCAGATAGTTATGGTTATGCTATTAATATTTTTAATATTATAATTATTATTCCAATAATAATTATATGTATAATGGTTGCTTTGTCGCTATTATTTATGGTACATTTTTTAACACCAGTATTATTAGATATAACTAAGTGTTTATTTTTTTTAAACCTTAATTTTCTAATCCAAAAAATTTTTAATTTCATAATGAAAACAACTCATTTTAAAAATAAATTTCATATTGACTGTTTTGTACTTTTTGGAGTTACAGCTATTTTGCAGTGTTTGAGTTTTTTCATGATCGGTTATTTTTATGTATTTAATTTTTCACCTAATATTATTCATATAGCTTCATACTATCAAAATAATACAATATGTTCAAAAGTTTCACCTAATGCTTATATACATTTATTGGGAGATAATAAGGTTTCAATATCACCATTTAATGAAAAATTTGTATTTCATTTGGATAAAAGCGTAGAATATAAATTTATAACTAAAGATTGTAATTAAAATAAAGATGAAATTACCAGTGAAAAAACTCATACTTTTGCCATTGTTATCCACTCTAGCTTTTGCTGATTACACACAATATAAACCGAGTGAAGATTTTGCAAAGTATTTTACTAAACAAAACTGCTCTCAAGTTTTAGATAAGTTTTATTATCTAAATTGTTATGATTATAATTATAAAGGCACTAAAGCTGTAGCTTATAAATTAGAAGCGGAAAATTTAAAAGGCGAACAAATTAAAAAACGCCCACGATTTGAAGATGATACAAATATCCCTAAAAAATATCGCACCACTTGGAGTGATTATAAAAATAGTGGTTATGATAGAGGACACACTCTTTCTAATGCCTCAATGAGAAAAACAACTCAAGCTCAAAGAAGCACATTCTTAATGAGTAATATTACTCCACAAAATCCACAAATCAATCAAAGGGTTTGGAACAAGATTGAAAAAAGAGAAAGACAAGTAGCTTCAAAGCTTGGAAGTTTAGAAGTTTTAAATTTGGTTAATTATGATAATAATCCACAAAGAATAAGAAATCAAATTGCCATTCCAAGCTCTTACACTAAGATTTTAAAAGGCGAGAATTTTAAAGAATGTTACCAAGTACCAAATCATGAAGTTGAAGATGAGAGTATAAAAAAATATAAGGTTAATTGTGGCAAATTTTAATCTTTATTATGAAGAAATTATTGCGCAACTAAATAAATGTGCTGAAAAAAAATTAAAAAAAGAATTATCAAACTATAATTCAAAAGATTATTTTGCGGAATATCTCAAAGAAATATATTTTTCTATACCACCTAAACCTAGAAAAGTATTTATATCAAAAGAGATTAAAGAACGAACTCTAAATAAAAAAATACGGAAAACAATTAACAAAATAGAATATAAATTAAAGAAAGGAGAAGATGTTAATCCTTTTCTTAGTAAAAGATTAAATAATAATGATAAAATGTTTTCTTCTTTTGGAATTCATCATTTTCATCTAGGAGAATATCTTAAAAATAAACAAGAGTATGATAGAACTGGGGACTTATTGTATTGTTTTTTACCGTATTACAATAATGATTCAATATATTTTATAGACGTATTACCCCATAAACAATGGTGTAATCAAGAACTATTTGATATCATACAGAAAAATTGGTCTGATGCTCTTCAATATACACAATCGTTTGCTGTGGAAGATATATCAGAAAAATATATTAAAAAATTAAGAAAAAATAATATTAATTTTATGCCTTCCTTAAAATCAGGCGAAATTGTTTATCCAAATTTTGGATATATGTATAATGGGGATCCTGCATATATATGTTTATGTAAAATGAATATAAGAAAGCAAATAGAGTATATTTATAAAACGCATTATGTTGATATTGATAAGACAGAAATTATAGATTTTGAACTTTGTGGTAATCTGATATTAAAAAATTTATCTATCAAAAATAAAATATCTAGTAAAATAAATTTTATACACTTATAATCAATACCCCATCAGCCTTTTATATCCATCGCAACCAAGTTGATAACCACCATCACAAGCTAAACCATAATATTTTTTTGCTTGTTTAAAATTTATCCTTACGCCTTTGCCATTCTCATAAAGTCCGCCAACAACTCCACAACTCACGCTATCTTTATATTTATCACATAAAAGTTTTAAATTTAAAAAAGCTCGTTTTATAGTATCTGGTTTTATTAAAAGTGCAGTATTTTTTTTACAGGCACAAGGCATATCTATTTTATCAGATTGTAATTTATCATTATGATACAAAGGACATGCATAAGCCCGATTAATTTCAAAATCACTCATCTTTTTTAGTAATTTTAGCCCCTCTATAGTTTTTGTATCATTGGTTTTACTCAAAACAAAATCTATCAATTCTGACGCTTTTTTCCAACTATCTAAAGCTATCAATCGATTAATTTCTTTATACTTTTTATCTTTGTCTATATCAAGAGTTAAACCAACATAAGTCATTATTGTAATCAAATTAAATATATTGCTCTCAATTTTAAAATTTTCATCTATAGCAAAATTATTATAAATATACAAACAAGCTTCTTTATTCTTTTTATCATAGCAATCACTAAAAGATTTTTTGTATAGTTTTTCTTCTGGAAGGTTAAAATTTTTGTTTTTATAACCAACGGCGTGTTTTTCTATATATGCAGACATTTCAATATCTCTTCGCTCACATACATCAACCCCAAAGGCGTAAATATATATAAATAAAGCTAGTATTATTCTCAAATTTTAATCCTTCCAATTTTCTAAAAATATTTTTAAATATTTTTAGATTTTTCATCTTCCCATTAAAAAATTATACCAAAAAAATATTTTTAAAAAATGTAGGAATACTACTATTATTTAAGCATAGTTTAAGTGTAGTAATACTACAATTATTTTAACAAAACAAAAAGGAGAAAAAATGAGTTTTACAGATTTTTATTTTGATAGAGAAGAAAAAAGAATTTATAACCAAACAAAAGAATTAATTGCAAATGAGTTTGAAAGCAAAGAGAATTTAGAAAATATATTTGCAAACTTGCAAGATTTTAAAAACTCTTTGGAAATAAGCTTAGAAGATGATGAAGAAATAGCAATATCTTTACAAGCTTATGGAGATGAATTTATAAGAAATGCTTATGAGCTTTTAGAGAGAGTTAGAAAATTCGAAAAACAATGTAAAAAGCTTTTTTAAAAGTTTAACAAGTCCTTTAAAAAGGGCTTTCTTAAGCTTTTGACCGCTTGAAAATTAAGCTTTACTATTGCGTTGATAGTTCTGTATAGCGGAAGGGTTAGCAAGTTATCCATAAACTTGGCTCGTTATTATTGTTTATAGTGCTATTTTTAAGGTTTTCTTGCACTTTAAAAACGACAGAAAATCAAGAGTTTAAGAAAAAGAAAGTATAATTATAAAGTTTAAGTTGCTAACTTGTCTCGGTGTTGAGAAAGGAGGCTCTAAAATGTGGGATAAAATTTTAACAATTTTAATCTTAATCTTAGAGCTAATTAGAGAGCTTATAAAACTCTAATATTTTTTAACACAGATAAATTTTAACTAAATCCGCTTAGCATAAACTTAAACAACTATACAACGCCGAGATTGCGGATTTGCTCGGCTTTTCTTAAGCTCCTTTAATGCTTAAATGGGGCAACTTTTACAAATTAACTACTTGTGAGATTTTATCTTTTTGTTTTTATTTCCTATTCTAAAGAACTCAGTTGTCCCTTTTAAGCATTAATCAAAGGAGAAAAAATGAAAGCTTATCACACTAAAGAACAAGTCATCATAAAACTAAGTAAAGATGAATATAGAAAAGAAATGAAATTAAATAAGTATTTAAAAGATGAAAATAAATCTTTAAAAACTGAAATTTCTAATCTTGAAAATGAAAAAATAGAACTTTTAAAAGAGTTAAAAGATCAAATAGAAGCAAATATGAAAAATATAAAAGAAATTAGCTCTTTGCAAAATAAAATTTATGAGCTTCTTTATGCAAAAGAAAGGTCGAAACTATGTTCTTGAACAGTAAAAAAAATGAAAAAATAACATATTTAGAAAAAGAAATTCAAAGGCTAAAAGGTGTAATAGTATTAAAAGATACCACAATAAATGAAATTTCATTGAAACTAGAAGAAGAAATTAAAATCAATGTGAAACTTAGTAATTTTCGTATAAAAATGTTTGATACCTTAGGGCTTATAGGCGTTTTTAAAAACGATGATAAGGCTATTAAAGAAGTAAAAAGACTAAAGGAGAATGAATGCAAATAACATCCAAAAAACAAGAAAAAATAGTTTTAGGACTATTATTAAAAAATGGAACTGTAGATAATTTTTATTGTATTGATAAAAGAATCACTACAAGACTTGGTGCTTATATTTATAATCTTAGAATCAAAGGTTATAAAATAGAAACAGTTAGAAACAAAGAAACGAGAAATACTTTTTATATTTTAAAAAGCACTCCAAAAATAAAAAAGGCAGGATAAAATGAATTGCAGAATAATTGACTTAGAACAAGGTAGCCATGAATGGTTAAATTTTAGAAAAGGAAAAATAGGTGCATCGATGGTAGCATCTTGCGTAGGTATCAAAGGTGCTTTTAATTCCAAAGAAGAAGCAAAAGATATCATCTTGGGACTTAAAGAAGTTTATCAAAATGAAGCTATGAAAAAAGGCAATAACTATGAAGCTTTGATTAGAGCTAGAGTTGAGTTTTTACATTCCGTGAGTATCACTCCTGTAGTTTTGCAAAGTCTAGAAAATGAAATGTTTATAGCAAGTTTAGATGGTATTGATGAAAACGGCGTTATTTATGAGTTTAAATATTCGCAAGATGAGTATGATTTTATCAAAAGAAATAAAAAGCCAAGTGATAAATACTACGCTCAAGTGCAATTTCAACTCTATATCAGTGGTAAAGAAAAATGCATTTTTGTAGCCATGAATAAAGAAGAAGAGATTGTAGAGTGCGAAGTTTCAAAAGATGAAGCTTATCAAGAATGGTTGGTTAAAAATATAAAGCAATTTATATTAGATTATATCATAGATCAAAAAAGTGAATATAAAGAGCTTGAAGATACTAAAGCAAAAAATCTAACGATTGAAATTATAAGGCTTGAAAACACGATTAAACCTATTAAAGAAAAGCTAGAAAGTCTTAAAAAAGAACTCATAGCCTTAGCAAATGGAGAAAAAGCAAGATGTTTGGATATTACAATTTATCCGCAAAGTAGAACTACAATTGATTATAAGGGCTTTTTAGAGCAAAAAAATATTACTGTGCCTAAAGAGTTTTATAAAGAAAGTATTTCAATGTGTTTAAAAATCAAAAAAGGAGCATAAAATGAGTAATGAAGTTGCATTAAAAGAAGAAAATAAATTAGAAATAAATTTTAATCCTTATGAGTTGGCTTTGGTAAAAGGTGATTTATCAAAACTTAGTGATGTAGAACGAGCGAGTTATGTTAAAAATCTTTGTGAAAGTTTAAGCTTAAACATGCTTACAAAGCCTTTTGAATACATAGTATTAAATGGCAAACTTACTTTATATGCAAATAAATCAGCAACAGATCAGCTAAGACAAATAAGAAAAGTAAGTATTACAAAAACAGAGGTGGCACAAGTTGGCGATATTTATATGGTTACAGCCTACGCAGCAACACCAGATGGAAGAACTGATTGCGATACAGGTGCTTTAAATATTAAAAATTTAGGTGGCGATAATTTAGCAAACGCAATAATGAAAGCCATCACAAAAGCAAAAAGGCGTGTAACCTTAAGTATTTGCGGACTTGGAATGCTTGATGAAAGTGAATTAGAAACAATAAAGGAAAAGCGATTTTTAAATCCAAATGAAGATTTAAAAGTTTGGGGTAGTGATGAAAAAATAGCTTTAGAAAATAAAGCAAAAGAGATAAAAGCTTTAGGTGCTGAACTTAGAAAATTTATGAGTGATAATGGTTTAAACACCCAAGAGCAAAACAATTTTATAAAAAAACATTCTTTATTTACAAGTGAAAAAATACAAGAAGTTCTAAGTAATAAAGATGAATTTTTAACACAATTAAAAGGAGAATTATAATGTTACCAGCATTTAAGGCAAGTTTTGAAGTGGCAAATTATGCGCCAAGCGTAGAGTATTTAAATGAAGGTGGGCTTTATAGCGGAGTTTTCCGCAAAGCCTTTTTATATGAAAAGATAGCAAGCGATGGAAGCAATAATACTTTTATTTGCTTTGAATTTTTAACCAGAAAAGAGCAAAAACTAGCTATTTTTAATCTTTTTGTAGCTAAAAATAACGATTTTAGCTATATCAATAAAAATGGAGAAAAAGAAAATTATTTAGGATTTAGACAATTAAACGCTATTATGAAATTCTTTGGAATTGATGAACTTGATTTTAGCGAAAAGGGAAATGAGAATGTTTTTGGAGTGCAGACTGAAGTTATTTATCTAAATTCTTTAGTTAATAAACTTTTAGTTTTAGGTTTTGGAACAGAAGAATATTTAAGTAAAAATGGAGAGCTTGCTAACAAAATCTTTCTTGATAGAATTTTTAATGAAAAAATGCAAAACATGGATGAGTTTCAAAATAATAAAGAGCCTTTATCTATAAAATCTTTTAAAGCAAGGCATAAATCTTTAAATAATGACAATAATAAATCATTTATTCCAAAAGAAAATCAAAGCTATAATCCTTATGGAAATGAAGTAAAAAACAATAACAATGAAAAATATATCGAAATAGGAGATGATGATGATGATGAAAGTTTGCCGTTCTAATTATCTTGAAATTGTAAAAATCATACCATTTAGTGAAAGAAGAACTTGTTTTTGTGATTTTGCAAAACAGAATGAAATAAAAATTGAGAAGATAAATTGGAAAAATTACATAAACAAAGAAGATCTTAAAAAAGTTTATGCAATTTATAAAAACAAACCACATGAAAGAAATTTCTTTCATGAAAAAAAGCTTATTGTTAAAGCTTTTGAAGATGTTGAGAAATTTTTAAGGAGTGAGAATGAAGTTAAAAGATTTTGATTTTAGGATTTGGGATAAGAATTATACAGGTTGTGATAATAAAAACTGCAAATGTCAATCGAACTTTATTTATGGAGAAGAAGCAAAAATAAGACTATCCGAATTTAATAATGATGCTGAAATAGAGCTATGGACTGGTTATTTTGATAAAAATGGAAATAAAATCTATGAAAATGATATATTAGAATATGAGCCTCTTGAAGAACTTTATCATATTACAAGAGATAATACTTATAAAATGTTTAAAATAGAAATTTTTAGTAAAAACTTTAATAATAAAATTTATAAAAGGAAAACTGAACCTAATATATCTTTTTTAAAAGTATTTAAGTCAGAAAAAAATATGGAAGTTATCGGTAATATCCACGAAAACGCGGATTTATTAGTAGTTAAGGAGTAAAAAAATGCTAGAGATAGATAATAATAAAGAATTTAAAATCTTAAAACTAAACAAACAAGAAATTTTAAAAATTGGAGGTTATGGCATTTGCGACAGTTGTAATAAAATTTTAAGCAATGATGGATTTATGATCTGTGTTTTATTTAGTTGCTATTGCGAAAAATGCTACCAAGAATGGTATAAAGTTGCGATTAATCATGAAGAAGATAGAGAAATTGAAAAAGATGTTTATGAAAATATTAAATCGAAAATAATAAATGCGGAGTTGCTAAAATGAAATTAGTTGATAAGCTTAAAAAAGCTTATGATTACAAAAAAGAACTTTATAAAGCCGAAAAAGGCTCAAGCTCTAAAGAATATCACATAGAAAACGCCGAGATATTCCAAGATTTTATAGAATTAGAATTATTGCAATGCGAAGATATCGAAAGAAGATATTTTTTAATGCAAATTTATAGATATGGTTATCAAAACATAAGATCTTTAAACTCAAAATTAGCTTTTAAAGCAAAACTTGATAATGATGATATCAACTTTATAAAAATACTAAAAGAAGCTAATATCTTGCATGCTTTAAATGAGATTTATACCACAAAAGAAGTTAAAAAGATAGCAAAGGATTAAAAAAGATGACAGAAATACAATTTAATGAAATTAAAGAAAGATTAGCCGATTGGAGAAGTGAAAGAAGTTTAACCTATGAAAATCAAAGAGAAGAGTTTTTGGGTAATGTTTTTGAAAAAGTAAGCGAGTATTTTAGAGCAAAAGATGATTTAGAAAGAGTTGAAGCTTTGTGTGATATTGCAGTATTTTTCTTTAATGCTTTTGAATTAAAATTTGGAGAAATTTCAAATATAAAAAGAGCAGGTATGATTCATTTGATTGACCATTTTACAAGCTATTTTATAGAACACAATAATAAGACAGTTTATAATAATAGCAAAGATGAAGATTTTGAATATTTATTAATTGTTGAGATAGAGATTTTAGTTAAAAACTTAGGTTTTGACTTCTATAAATGTATGCTAGAAAAAATTAAAGAGATTGAAAGTCGTATAGGGTTTTATGATGAGAGATTAAAGAAGTTTGTAGATACAATATGTGCTTTCAGCAAAGATGAAGCTCTTAGCAATGTATCTAAAGATTTTGGGTTTTTAGGAAATTCAATTATTTATAAATTAACACAAGAAGATAAAAACTTCTGGTTTATAACTTGTAAAGAAATAGAAACTAATTTACAGATAGACTATAAAGTTAAAAAAATCTATAAAGCTGATTATAAAAGTTACAGGTTATAAAAATGTTAAATATCATCTTAGTTTTACTTTTTGTATTATTTTTCATTCTGATGTTTTTTAACTATAAATATCAAAAAGCACAAGTTGAGCTTTTAGAAAAAAAGAATTAAGGAGTTAAAATGGGAATTTTAAAAAGACTTGATGAAACTATCATTATCGAAAATGATAGGAAAAGCGAAAAAGAATTAGTTGAGTATTGTATTTTAGAAGGGATTTCTTTAAATAATGCAAACTTGGAAAATATAAATTTAAGTGAATTAGATTTTAATAATGCATTTATAAATGGTGCTAGTTTTAAAAACGCTAATTTAAATGATATTTCAAGCAAGAATGCATCTTTTATAGATTGTGATTTCAGCGGAGCAAGTTTTCATTTTTGTAATTTTCTAAGAACAGAATTTGAAAATTGTATATTTGAAAATGTAGATCTTAGGGATTGTATAGGAGATATGAAAAATATCTTTAGCGTTGTCTTGGATACCTATGTTATGACTTTTACAAAAACTATGATGAATTTAGGTTGTGATACTAAAACAATAAAAGAATGGCGTAATTTAAGCGTTGATGATTTAGAAGATGAAGAACAGAAATGGCTTTGGAATTATTACAAGGATACTATTTTTGAAATTATAGATAAAAGATTAGGAGTTGGAAATGGTTAAAAAATATTTTAGAGAAAAAGAATTGAGCGAATATTTAGGAGTTAGTATAACATCATTATTTAAGTTAAGACAAGATGGTAAAATACCTTACATTCGCATAGGAAAATCCATAAGATATGAAATAAAAGAAATAGAAAAATGGCTTAAAGCTAAAAGACATTAAAAGCAAAACTCACAAAGAGAGTTTAAGTAATTTCCATACCATTGCATAAGTTTTACTCTTAAATCAATTGCCTTGGCTCTGTTGTAAGCCCTTTCTATTTCATTACCGCTTATATGATGTAATATCATTTCTGCTATATCTTTACTAATACCTTGCTGAATTAACTCATTGCTTTTATTAGTATAAACACTTCTAAAAGTAGAACGATATCCATGTATAGTGTGCTCTAAATTATAAAATTTAAAAAATCTTACAGCAAAATTCTCGCTAATAGTTCCATTATTATTAGCGAAAATATACTTTTTATCTCCATTTAAAATTCTTTGCATATCTAGTATCTTTAAAGCATATTTATTTAAAGGGATAATATTATCACCATTAGTTCTTACTTTCATTTCATCTGCTTTTATAATCCAAAGATTGTTTTCAAAGTCAATATCACTCCATTTAGCAAATCGAATATTTTTACTTCTTTGTGCTGTTAAAAGCGTAAAATAAATTGCATTAATTATAGTTGTATTTGTCCGTGGATGATTTTTATATTCTTTCATACATTCTAACATATTTTTTATTTCTTGTTCTTCTACTATAGCTTTAAAATGTTTAACTTTATTGTGATTTGCTTCATTGTAAAATTTCTTTAAATCTTTCAATTGAAGTATTATATCTGTTTTTAAGTCACCTCTTTGTCTACTAATCTCAAATATCCTACATAGCAAAGATATATTTTTATTTATTGTTTCGTATATTCCTTTTTTCTGCATTAAATCATAAATAGGTAAAAAATCATCTTTTTTCAATTCATTTATATCTTTTTGTCCCAAAGTTGGAATAATATATTTTTTAAAAATTGACTGTTCTTTTTTAATTGTAGCTGAATTTAATTTTTTAGATTTTATATCAACATAAAGAAAATTTGCTTTTTCAAGTGTCATAACCTTATCATTTTTGCCGATAAATTTTCCATCATACATTGATTTTAAAAGATCTTTTGCTTTTTCTCTTGCATTTGTAACATTTAAAACACCTTTTTGGCATTCCCCTATTGTTATAAAATTTTTAAATTTTGAAGCTCTTAAATAAAAAACTTTTTTACCCGTTGGATTAACTCGGACATATAATTCTTTTGGTTCTCCTACGCTAATCATATACCTTTTATCTTTTATTTCTAAATTGTCTATATCTTTTTGAGTTAGCATTAAAAAAACCTTTTTTTAGTATTTTTGTAGCCAGAATTAGCTTTTTTACTTTGGCTACATAAATGGCTACAGAATTATAAGAAAAAATAGAAAAAATTTCAATCAT